CTTCACTGATACCAGATCCAGAACTAAATGCACCACCAAATGTAGCTACAAATTCTGAATAACTAGTTACCGTAGTTGGAATATTCGCAGGACCGCGAGATGTAGGACCAATAATAGCAGCGCCAATACCCGCAATTGCTGCGGGTAAGGCTGACTGGTCAATTTCATTGGTAAATACACCTGGCGAAACAATTTTTTCTGCCATTAGTTTTCTCCTTGTTTATTTATTATCCGTTACGACTATTCTGGGAATGCAGCACCTGTCGGTAGGATATTGAAATCAATAATTATAAATTCTGCTGTTTTAGTAGGTTGCAGATAAATTGCCCCACGTAATTCATTACGGTCAATCACTTCTGGAGTATTTAGTTTTTCATCCATTACAACTTTGAATGCATACAAACCTTGACGTTGTTGCACGTTATCAAAATACGGATTAACAATACTCAAGAATCTATTTCTAGTCGCGGCAGTATTCTGTTCAAATATCAAATACTTAGTAGTTGATGCAACAAACTTTTTAGCAGCGATTAACAGACGACGTACATTTACACGGTCTAATGCTGATGCTTTCTTTTGCATAGTTTTTTGTCCGTATACAACTACGCCCTGGTTAGGGAAACTAGCGATTGGATTAACATTTGCATCATACAGCGAATCACGGTTATTTTGATTAAGTTTACGTTCCGTACGTACAGCAATTTCAATTCCGCCTCTGTTAAGACCGGCAGGTGCAAACCATGGAGCGGCTACTCGGTCGTTGAATGCATATACACTTGGTACAACGACACTAGCAGGAACCCAAACATTTTTCCCTAATTGACCATCAGGTATTAATACCCATGGCCAATATTCAGCAACATAATTACTGTTACGTTGGTCTGCAATGCTTACAACCGTAGATAATGTACCGCCGTATGAGTATGGATCTACTACTAGAAACGCATCACCGCGGCCTTCAATCATCTGCTGTGCTTCATTGATTACAAGTGTAGCGCCCGAATCACTATCTACTAGTCCAGGTAATGTTAACAAATTGAAATCGTAATCGTCTTGATTCTTTAACAATCGAATAGCATCAATATAAGGAGTACGATATGATGAATCGCTCATATCAAAACCTTGCTGTTGGCTATCTCCGTTATATATAGTTTCAAAAAATCTTTTAGGATGTACTTCCGATCCGTTACTACCACCAGCAAATGTGCCAGATACAGCGGTTGGTAAGCTACCAGTAAAACTACTATCACGGCGAGCACCATTCTGATCAAACCAGTTAACTGTATTCTTATTTACTGTAACACGTACATACTTAGACTTGTTGGCATATGAACCAGATATCTGGAACCATGGCTGGGCAGTACCACTATCACGTAACGTATAGGTGATATCACCTAAACGTTTAGCGATGTAATTTGGTGAATTTGGATCAAGTGTTAAATTATTGTATTGTTCTAAAATAATTTTACGATTGGTAATATCATCGCCGCGGCGTATTAATAATGTAAATGTACCTTTAGTTGCACTTACATTGCTAATTTCCCAACGAAGATTTTGCTCCGAGCCGGATCTTAATAATCCTCCAATTGTCTCATCAGTAGTTAAACCACTACCACTTACTGATGCCGCGGCTTGACCAGAATTTTCCAATGCACCTGCGGATAATAGTGTCAAACGAAATGATGGAGCACTTAATGTACCATCACTGCCGCTGTCAACGCTTATTACATTACTAAATGCATTAGTATATGCACCAGCTAACACACGAACTACTGTTAATGTATCAGCATACTTAAGATATTCTTGAGCCGAATAATTAGTTAAATACTTATATGTATTTTCATACCTGTTAGACCCGGAAGTAAACACTCCGCCAAATGTTTGAAGGAATTCAGAATAACTGGTTACTGTTGTTGGAATATTTGCAGGCCCGCGCTGTGTTGGTCCAATTACTGCCGCACCAATACTAGTAATACCTGCTGGTAATGATGATTGGTCGATTTCATTGGTAAACACGCCTGGCGAAACAATTTTTTCTGCCATTAGTTTGCTCCTAATTTAAA